TCCTTCTCGCAAATCTTTCTTGCTTCTTCACGTGCTACAGCGTCAACTCCGCCATGTATAAAGAAGACTTTAGTGCCTTCCTGTACTTTACTATTTAGCATATCCCATAGCGGTTCTCCATGCTTTTCGACGTAGTTAAACAGGATTAAAGTATTGCCTGATACATCTATTGCTAGATTACATATAAAATTATTACGTTTAGGGTGGGTAATCAGGTAATCTATCTCTTGATGATACGAATCAAAGGGCACATGACCATGATTGAGTAGACATATCTTGACCTTAAGTGGTGTAAGTTGTCCCTTTTTCATGAGGTCTGCTGTGCTTGTGACCTTATCACATCTACCAAAGAGACCTTCTAGTATTAATTGATGGCATTCCATACCATCCAGTGTCCCTGTTAGACCGACGCGGTATTTAATGTCATGACACTTAGCAAGTATACCTGTCAATGACTTTGCTTTGTATAGGTGTGCTTCATCACCTATGACTACATCAAATCTCTCAAAGAATCCTTTCTTTTCTTTGTATATACTCTGCCATGTAGATATAACAACTGGTTTTTCTGTATGCTTCTCTCTTCCTGCCATAATCTCATGGACGTTTGCATTAGCATTCCATCCATAATCTTTGAAGTCTTGTTTTAATTGTGATACCAGTGATGTGGTAGGCACAATGATAAGTATATTTCTCTGCGCTGCCCTATGCCATCTGACTAATCCGTAGATGATGAGTGATTTTCCTGAGCCCGTTGGGGATAGTAAAAGTTTGCGACGCTGTTTAATAGCTTGGAATATTGCTTTGAGTTGGTAATCTCTTGCCTTGAAAGGTAACCGTAGATGTTTAACGAAAGTCGCAATCCCCTCAGGTGTGACATAATCTTCTTCCTCGTTGGGTAGTCCATAAAACTTTGAGTCTTTAAGGGTAAACTCATAACCCTTCTCTTCCAGATAGTCTGCAAGATAATCATAGAGACCAACATATATCTCACCTGTACCTGGTGAATATAATCTAATCTTTCCGTCCCAAAATCGCCTCTTATACTGAGGCATATACTTTGCACCTGGGACCTCAAACTGAAAGAATTCACTTAACTCTTTATGTAAGTGTTGCTCTCCTTCAACTCGTAGATAAACCTCATTCTTTTTTGAGATGGTTATCATCTAACACCATAATACTTGATAATGTCCATAGTATTCTTAATAGCAAACCCTCTCGAGTCTATCTGTTTAAGTATCCTATCAATACAATTTATACAAGTTTCTAGGTAGTCTATTTTCTGGTTTGCCTTACATATATCTGAGTCACTATTGATGTATACATCTAAGTCACCCTTCAATACTTTGAGGTCAAAGGGATTTTCCCTGTATACCTCTGATGATGCTTTGCCTGAGTAGTATTCAAACTTCATTCTATACAATACATTCTTCTTAACTTGTGCCTCTGACAGCATCAGTTTAAATGAGTTGTAGAATTGCACATACTTAGCATGAAGACGAGGTGTCTCCATACTGTCATTTGCTAGTAACTCAGGTAATTCTCTGTGGTCAAAGAATGCTTCTGAATCTTTTGCCCACATCTCTTGAATTTTTTCAAGATTCATTTTGCTTTCTTTATATCATCATGCAACCTTTTAGTTGCATATTCTTTCATATACTCTTCTCTACCATCTTTAGTAAAGACCTTCTTTTCGTAATCGAAATCAGGATGAGGTGCAGCACTTACAACAGGGTCTTTAGTTTTATTCTTGATGACAATAAATCTGTCAGCAGCAAACGTCCCTGCTAGTTGCACTTCGATTTCATCAGTATCTTTCCAGTTGATGCTACCATCTTTCTTCTTGTGTAGCATTGCTTCTTGGATTTTGTCAATGACTTCTTGGGTCAGTTTCATTTAGTTGAGGGTTTTATCTCTACTGCTTTGCTCTCCTTTCCTTATTTCATATGATAGAAATTGGAAAGATGCACTTGCGGTAGCGTATTCTGTACCATCTATTGTAGCATTAAATTCCAATGCTGACAAGGATACTGGTTGAATACCTTTGAATACTACGAAGAAATTTGATTGAAAATTACTGTTTAATACTGCTAGTGTAGCATCAGCAAGTATATTATCGTCATCATTATTCAATACTTTATTCTTCTGCACAAACTCTTCCCTATCTACTACGCTATCAGGTGTACCTAGACCACGAATCCAGTTGTGTAGGATTAGATAATTCTGTAAGTCCTCATCAATGAGGAATGTTAGATTCAATGGGTCATATGATATAAAACCATCTAAAGGTAGTGGTCTATATGGTGTTGGTTGCTGTTGTGCGTTAGCATTTATGGCAGGAATATTTGCAGACTGCGCAAAATATACCACCTTAGGGTATTTTGCTAACAGTAACTTAAACCCTATAGGGGATAAGAAGTTTCTATTCTCTATCTGTTGATTCCAAGTCGCCATCGTACTCTTCCTTAGGATATACTAGACCTAAATTTTCATCGAAATACTCGTCTTCTTCCATCATGTGTTGTATTCGTCTATTATAGCTAGCATACTATTTAGTTGATAATGAGACCCTTCTATCCATTCCTCTGATGCACCATGATATCTACCGTTATACAAATCATTCTTTAATTTTATGAGACGAGCCTTCATCTCTATCTTAGTAACTCGTCCTCTACCCACGTATTTGAGCTCCATATGTAAATTAGATATTCTAACTACTTATAAAAAAAACCGCACCCCTAGAGCGCGGTCTCGTTACAGTGTCAGTGTATTCTCACATGAGAATGCTACTGCAGATACGTTTACATGAGGACTGTGTATCTGTACATTCTATTAAACATTCGTAATATTCGTCTATTTTGTCCTCGTCGTTAGTAGACGTCATCTTGTGTTGCCATCGTTGGTTAAACGATACTAGGTTGTGCATGGTGGACTCCCATAATGTTTACTTCACAAAGAAATTAGGGTGCATCGGACCAGTCTCCAATTCTCTTAATTATTTACTCATCTTTAGACTCTGTCATAAAGTTTTCTAACTGATATGAAGGAGGTATATGATGGTCATTCCAATGCCTAATATTTCCTGCTACGATAAAACAGTTTGTCACTACTAACTGTATAAAGATTAGAGTGCGAATTGCAGCAACAAAGTCTGCCTCCCTATCAGAAGTCCCAGATTTGTCACCTAATGCTTTCGCCCAAATTCTCCAAAGTTTTTTCATGGCATCTATTATAGCATAAAAAAAGACACCCTGTAAAGAGTGTCTTTAAGAAATATAAGCATCTCGCTTACATTAGGTTTGTTACCTTTACTCTTCTGTAGTAACGGTTTGCGTTAGATGTAAGAGCACCTTGACCTTGTGTAAGACCCTCAGCGAATGGGTTTGCAACCATTCCGTAACGAGTCTTAAAGCCAATTTTTGGTTGGAATGTATCCTGACCAACGGCTCTGACCATTTGTAGAGGCACGTAAGGACAATAGAATAGTCCTGCGTCGTATGCGCTACTACCTTTATATCCTGCAACATAGAAGTGATTGTCACTTACGTTTGCTGAATATGGGTCAACATAAACCTTGATTCTTCCGTTAAGAGTACCAGCAAGTGTGCTGCTATTGTCATCAGGAAGTAGGTTGCTGTTGCCTGCAAGAGCAGGAGTGTAATCAAGCACACCAGCCATTGATAGAGCACTAGCCACGTCTGCAGAGCAGATGAGGATGTTACCCTTTCCACGACGAGTTTCATGCCCGATAGCATTCATATCTCTTTCAATCTGGAATAATAGTCCCTTGAATTTCTCAACTGACCATCTACCATTTGAGTCAACGTCTAGGTCGAATGTACCAGCAGTTGCTGTGTTATTCTGTGCACCTGGGCGAGCGATTTTGTAGACTGTTCTTACAACTTCACGGTTGATTTCAGCAAGCACTTCTGTTGAAAGGATGTTTGCTAATTCAGACTCAGCGTCTAGTCCGTGAACTGCTTTCAAGTCTTGAGCAAGCTCTAAACTGTACTCTGCCTTTAGTGCTCTTGATTTAGCAGTAACTGTTACTTTCTCGATTGAGAAACCCATTTCGTTGAAATGGTTTGTGCTACCGTCACCAAGTGCTTCAGACTGAGCAGTTGTCATACCCTGTCCACCGATTGTGTAGTTTCCTGCACCGTCAGCGAGTAGACCTGGGTTAGAACCTGTCATATCGTTTGAAGCGAGACCATCACTGCTATTCTCTGAAGAATGCTCAGTGTCAACTTCGTTGAAGAATGTTTCAACTGCACTGTTGTTGATGTCTCTGTTTGTGCCTTTTGTGGAGCGCATTGCAAAGATAAGTCCTGTAGGACCTGTCATTGGTTGCACACCGCAAATGTCGTAAGCAATAAGCTTAGGCATACTACGACGAATTAAGCTGATTAATACTGGGTCAAAACCTGCAACTGGACCTGTAGCTGTGCTACCACCAGAGAAACCAGTACCACCAAGAGAGTTGGTAGGTGCTGCTTCAGTTACTAATCCTCTTTCTTCTTTCAAGAATCTCTCTTGATTCTCAAGGAGGACTGAGGTCACCGATTTTCTATACTTGTCGGAAATCGCTTCGATTTCGTTATGTTCTAGAATAGGAGCCCACTTCTCCTGTAGATGTTCTGCGTTAAACATTTGGATTTAGTGGATTTGTTTACTTGCCCCAACGACTGATTGCCTGCACGTATGCTGACATTGAATCAGTTGCGGGTGTTTCTGCTACCTCTTTAGACTCAGTTACTGTCTCAGCAGTACCTTTTGTCTCAGGTTTTGTAGAGAAATAAGACTCACGTAAAGTAGAAACTTTCGCACGGAAAGATTCTTCATTCTCAAACTCAACAGCTTCCGCTAGAGAAATAAGTTTCTCTTTCTGAGAGAGACTTAAGCCCTCTGCGATTTCTGTCACAATCCCATTCTTGATATAGTTGCCGACTTGCTTAGACAATCCGACGTTTTCTTCAATCGACTCGTTGAGTTTTTCTTCCATACTATTGAGTTGTCCTTGTAATTCATCAACAAGGTCAACTTTCTCGTCAGGAATTTCTATGAAATTCTCAACGAAAACTTGTTTGATTCCATCCAATACGGATGTTGCCATCTCTTGCTTGATTCCTGCTTCAACAGCGAGATTGTTTTTCTCCATCCACTGTGATACAGAATAAGTAAGATACTCATCGACCTTTTCTGCAAGGTCTTTCTTGACTGAATCAATTTCTTCTTCGAGGACTTTAGCGTATTCCTCGTGCATACG